CACTCGGGCATGCGTAAATGTGTGGGTACGATCCTCACAAAGAATTGCCTAACTCCATAACTGGGAGCGGCGGATGTTTACGTGGCAACCTTGATTGCTGGTAAAGACTTGATGGCCCTTTATTGCCGTCAATTATTGTGATTCCTCTTCGTGAGAGGAATACACGACTGACCTCGCGTTCGCTCGCGTGGATCAAATGTAATATCGGTTTAGTAACCGGCATTCCCATCATGTAGCCTTCAACGATGGCTCCACTCCAAGAGTTGGTTTCTGTTTCAAACCCTCCCTCATCCGCTCCATCGATAACGTAGCGGTACGTCGTAACCTCCTTAACAGGTTGCGGTTCGCGAATGGCCATCAAGACCATATTGCCATAGGCTTTTGGAAAGCCTATATAGTCCATCATCGATCCGAGATGGGCCGTACCGACTCTCTTTCCTATGAAGTCGGTTGATTCGGTCCAATCTTTAAAGATGTGCCGTATGGATTCGCGGGTGTAACCTGTATCCTTATCGTAAATGAATCCTGATTCATCCGATTCTGCACTGACTCTTTTCATGTGCATCCAGTCGTGTCCCGCACGTTCGAGACCGGCTTTGTGCTCGGGTAGTAACGCGAGCGCTGCCTGCAGCATCTTCGCTGCGGGTGTGAGGAACCAAGCATACTCACCGGTTCCTTTGACAAGGTTGCGAACCTTGCCAGGCTCCATAATATGAACTATGGTAGCTCGCATTATATCTTGAGAATAATGCTGCCCGTCCGGTAAGATGAACGGGTAATAGAGATCCTCAGACATGAGGTCTCTTTCAGCAAACCAGTTCAACGTTAACTGGTATGAAAACCAAAACAAAGTTCTGTTAAGGTCATCCTCCTCGTTAACCGGTGGAGGAATTATCTCTAAGATAGTATTGTCTTGGAGATTACGAAGTGGAACTTCCCACTCGTAGTCGATGATCCGGCGTATGCAGAGCCGAGCATCCTCGAGTTTTCCGCCTTCGGAAACTCTATGATCTGTGGAAGCCGAGTCCTTCAGATCAAGATCTATGTTCAACATGATCTTATTGGCAAGATTCTCTTCTTCGCCAGGTAGAGGTTCATCTAAGAACTTCCACGGAATGCCTCCATTTGCAAGGCGTTCTTTTACTGCCACTCTGATGAGTCGGTCATTCTCTGGGCTGAGTTGCTCCAGAGGTCGGGAAATTATATCACGGAATTTCCTGAATGCTACCTCGGCTAAAACGGGTGGCAAATAACCTAGATTTCTTGTCTGGGCAAATGTCGTGGAGCGAAAGAACCACGCTAAACTCTCTGTATACGGAGAATTTTGGAGGCTCATTCGAGACTGGATGAATGACCTCAATCTTTGGAACTCTTTTCCAAAGAATGTTTTCACACTTTTATGATGAAAACTCCAGGATAACCATTCAATTCGGTTTTCTTGTTGACCTTTGTAGAAACTTGACTTACAAAAGTTAAACATATCTTTCAATTCTTTGTAGATAGTGACGCCTGGGTCTAATATTCCAACAGGCTTTTCTCCGTACTCAATCATTAAGTCACGGAAAAGTATAGCTGTTTGATAAGCTATATCTGTGTAATTAGACAACTCCGGTCCGAACACTATGAACTTTTTACTTAGAAGTCCATTCAACGTATGCAAACTTTGTTTAATGCAACGTTTTAATCCTACCAGCCCGTTGGCGGTAAAGATAGACCTCATTATTTTGTCGAGTTTGAGGGTTTCCTTATTGGTTCTGTACCAGTAGAGAAGGTCCATAACTTCTAAGAAGTTAGAGGAATTAATGTGACCCCATCCGGTGACATTAAGAATATCCCTGATTGGTCCGGGATACTTATTGTCAAAGATTCCTTGGGAGTCTTGGCAAAACAGAATTCGGCTTCCGTCGATATTCTTCTCACCTTCCTCTTTAATATCTGAAAGGTTATGATTCAAAGACCTCACGTAGGCTATGAAACAAATGGGTCGAAGCTTTTCGCCCTCTGCTGTCTTGACATCAATGCAAGGACAGTTATCCGGAATCTTTTCGTTAGTTCTGGTATTGTCGTGTTTTAAATACATACACGACCTCTTGGTGCACCTATCATAGGGCTCCGCGGCAGTATCTCCATGAAAGAGGGATACGGTATTTGCTCCGCTTTTCTTACGGGCAAAGAGTAGATCAAACGTTGTAGCTAACGGGATCGTAGACGCGTGGCAAACATATTCGCTACGCTGTGGCTGAAATTGGTTTCTACCATATTCAGTAATCATGGAGTTTATACTACTCTCATGTGAGAAATCGTCTGATGCTAGATCGACGG